GACCCAGCGCGATCTGGGCTTTGGCAACCTGAACCTGGGCTACCAGAACAGCGCGCAGAACTACCAGCTCGGCCTGGGCGGGCTGCAGAACCAGCGCTACGCCACCGACGTGGGTGCGGCCACCACCCTGCGCGGCCAGGACCAGAACTACAACCTGGGCATGGGCAACCTGGGGGTGAATCAGTACCAAGCGCAGACCGCTCGGGACTTGGGCTACGGCAACCTGGGCCTGGGCTACGTCAACGCCAACAACAACTACAACCTCGGCATGGGCAACTTGGCGCTGGGTAACCAGAACAGCATGCAGAACTTCTACACCGCCAACCGCGGGTTGGATCAGTCGGGCATGCGCCTGGGCATGGACATGTTCAACAGCGGCCAAGCTGGTTTGGCGGGCCAGGGCCAGGGCCTCTACAACGCCGGCCTGGGCCAGTACAACGCCGGCCTGATGCCGTACCAGGGCTACGGGAACATGCTGAGCCCCTTTACGGGCTACGGCGGCAGCAACACCACCACCACCCCGGGCGGCAACTGGCTGGGCAGCGCCATCGGCGGCGGGCTGGCGGGCATGCAATTCGGCAACCTGTTCGGCCGTTGATCACAAGGAGCGACCATGAACTACGAAGACATCATTGCCCAAGCCCTGCGCGCCGGCTTTGGCCCCGGCATGGGCGGCAACCCCGGCATGGCGCGCGTGGGCCAGTACCAAGTCAACCCGTACTTTGAGATGACAGGCCAGACCGAGCAAGACCCGGGCACCTCGCGCCAGATGGGCTACACCATCAGCGACCCGTTGGGTGGCACCACGTACCGCTCGGATGTGGTGGACATGAACGGCAACCTGCAGCGCAGCAACGTGCACAACGCGGAGTCTGACAAGTACGGCCTGGGCGACATGGCCAAGCTGGCGGCGGTGGCGTTGGGCGCCAACGCATTGGGCTCAGCGCTGGGGCAGAACAGCATGTTCAGCTCTGGCGGGCTGCTGGGCCCCGCCCCTGGTTCCATGGATGCGGCTATCGGCTCGGCCATGTCCGACGGCGGGCTGGCCACTGCTGGAAGCGGAATGACGGCCGGCGGATCGCTCAACTCGGCCATTGGCTCAGCCATGTCGGGGGCTGGCTCGGCCGGTGGTGGCAGCGCAGCGGGCAGTGCGCTGGGCAGCCTGTCGGGCAAGGTCATCGGCGGCCTGCTTGGCGCCGCAGCCGGCGCGGCCAACTCCGGCGACAAAGAGACGACCAGCCAGCAGCGTCTGGACCCGCGCATGGAAGCCCTGCTCTACGGCGCTGACGGCAAGGGCGGCTACCTGGGCGCGGCCACCGACTGGTTCAACCAGAACAAAGGCGGCAACCCGCTCATGCTGCAAGGCGCGCAGATGATGGCCGACTTCTACCGCAGCCCGCAGTACACCGAGGGCTACAACACCCTGCGCAACACCGGCCTGGGCCTGCTCGGGTCCGGCATGGCGGGGAACCCTTTCACGCAACCTGGCGGAATGCCTAGCGCGCTGGGCGGTGGGTTGCCGGCCATGAATATGGCAAGCATGGGTGGCGGCATGCCGCAGATGCCGCAAGCAAAGGTGGACGCCCCACCGCAGGCGTTTGATGGCGGTGGCGGAATGATGGACATGCGGTATCGAGGCGGCCCTCAAATGACGCCAGAGCAGCGCCGTCAAAGACTAGCCGGCGGGCTGCTCAGCCAGCGCAACCTGGGCGCGGGGCTGGTGCAGGGCATGCAGGGCTACACGTCATCCATGCTGGCGGCCAAGAAGGCGCAGCAAGACGAGGAGGAGCGCAAGCAGATCCAGGCCCAGCGCGCCTTGCAGGCCAGGATGCTGGAGGCGCAGTTTGCCGACCAGATGCGCGCCCGCGAGGAAGCCGCCGCCGCCAAGCAAGCCCGCGGCTCGTTTCTGGACAGCATTGACCCCAACGCAGGCCCGGCCATGCCGGTGAGCATCCCGCAGGCCATGCGGGCCGGCTTGGGGCTGCAGGAGATCCAGGCGCTGATGCCTGCCAAGGCCGAGAACCCGTTTGGCAAGGTGGACCCCAAGGACTTCACGCCGGAGTCGGTGCGCAAGTTTGCGCTTACCAACAACTACTCCGACTTGGTGCCGCGCACCAGGGTCGAGTTTGTGGACGGCCGGGCGGTGGACCCGTTCGCCACCGCGCCCGGCACTGTGCTTCCGCGCCAGAGCAACCCGGTGGCCGATTTGCTGGTGCCTGGCCCCGGCGGCCAACTGGTGCCCAACAAGCCGCTGATCGACGCAAAAAAGCAGCTTGTGCCTCCGGGCACCACCGTGACCGTGCAGCCCGACAGTCTGGGCCTCAAACCCAAGGACAGGTTTGACATGGAGCTCAAGCTGGCCAATGACTTTGGCACTGCGGTCAAGACCGACCGCGGCATCGTCAGCGTGTCCCAGGACTTGACCAACATCCTCAAGCAGCCCGGTGCCATCAAGGACCAGGCTGCCATCTACAAGTTCGCCAAGTTCTTGGATCCAGAGGGCGCCGTGCGCGAGGCGGACTACGCGGCCATCGTTAAGACATCGGGCGGTTTGGACTACGTGCAACAGTTGTTCACGCGCGCCATGACGGGCCAGCAGTTGTCCCCCAAGCAACGTACAGAGATGGACACCCTGGTGCGCTCCATGGCGGCTGTGGCAGAGAAGCGAATCGACAGCAAGAAGAAGCGTTTTGGGGCCAACGCCCGCATGTACAACCTGGACCCGGAAAACGTGTTCCAGATGAGTGACGAGGCGCCGGCCATGAGCCTGCAGGACGCCGCCGCCGCTGAGCTGGCACGCCGGCAAGGGGGGAAGTGATGGACCTCAGCACCCTGAGCGACGAAGACCTGCGCGCGATTGCCGCGGGCGACATGACCAAGGTGTCTGATGCCGGGCTGCGCATGGTGTCAGGCAAGCCGCCGGTCAACCAGTCGCTGCAAGCCGGAACGCAAGCCCGCCCGCAACTGCGCGACGCCCTGGCCACCTTGCAGGGCCCGACGTTTGGGTTTGGCGACGAGATCATCGGCGGCGTGGTGGGCGGGGCCAAGTCGCTGTTCAACGACAAGCCCCTGCGCCAGAACTACGAGGAGACGCGCGACTTTGTGCGCGGCGCGGTGGCGCAGCAGCAGAAGGAACAACCTTTCCGCACTGGGGCGTCCCAGTTCATTGCCTCGCTGCCTGTGGGTGGGCCACTGGCCAAGCTGCTGCCGGCCGGCGCGGGGATGGTCGGCCAGATGCTTGCCGCCGGAGGTGTGGGCGCGGTGTCGGGCGCAGCCAACGCACTGGGCGACAGCGAAGCCAAAGACGCCATTGGCTTGGCGCAGGATGCCGGCAAGGGCGCAGGGTTTGGTTTGGCCATGGGGGGCATGGGCGTGCCTTTGGTGCGCGGCGTGGGCGCCGCGGGTTCGGCCTTGATGAGCAAGATGGACGAGTCCTCCGCCGTGCAATACGCCCGCCAGAAGGTGGCCGAGGCGTTTGCTCGAGACCAACGGACCACTCAACAAGCCGCCACCCGCATGGACCGCCTGGGCCCTGAGGCCACTGTTGCCGACACCGGGGGCCAGAACACCCGTCAACTCTTGGACACCCTGGCCACGCTGCCCGGGCGCACCAAGGACGAGGTGGAGACCGTCATCCGTAACCGCCAGGCCGGGCGCGCTGACCGCATGATCGACGCGGCCGAGAGCGCATCGGGCACCGGCGGGCTGCGCATGTCCACCGAAATGGGCGACTGGATGGCGCAACGCGAGGCCGCAGCCGCCCCGCTGTACGAGCGTGTCACGAAAATGGCCGTGCGGCCGAACGCCGGCCTGATGGCCACCATTGACGCCGCAGATCAACTGGGGGCCACGCAACTGGGCCAGAAGATGGCCATCGCGCGCCAGCAGCCCTGGTCGCTGGACACGACGGGCAACCAGCCGTACCTGATGCGCGACCTGGACAACCTCAAGAAGGGGCTGGACCAACTGGTCAGCAAAGAGACCAAGCCGGACGGCAAGCTGACGCCGCTGGGGGCCTCGTATGACGACCTGCGGCGCGACCTGATCGGCAAGCTGGACCGGGCCACCATGGGCCAGTACAAGCTGGCGCGCGACGCCTTTGCCGGGCCTTCTGCATTGATGGACGCGGCCACCGCCGGCCGCATGGCGCTGACCAAGGACGACGCCACCATCACCGCCATGCAAGCAGGCATGAGCCGCTCGGAGAAGGACGCTTTTGCCCTGGGGGCGTTTGAGTCGCTGCGCGCCAAGCTGGGCGCCCGGGCCGGGCAGACGCAGCTCATGGAGCTGTGGCGCGAGCAAGGGATGCAGGAGAAGCTCAAGGCCATCTTTGGCAACGAGCGCGCCTACCGGGAGTTTGCGTCCAGCGTGGCCAAGGAGCGCCAGCTCAAGCAGTTGGAGACGGTGGGCCGCGGCTCGCAGACGGCCGCGCGGATGTACGGCGCGGGCGACATTGACGTGCCTGCGGTGCAGGCCATCGGCCAAGCGGTGAGCAGCGCTGGCGCCCTGAACGTGCCGGGCGTGGTGCAGAGCGTGGGCAGCCTGTGGAACCGGGTGCAACTGCCCGAGCCGGTGCGCGACCAGATGGGCCAGATCCTGCTCAGCCGCAACCGGCAAGGCCTGCTGGACCTGGAAGACACCATGCGCCAGGTCGAGGAAAGCCGACGCCGCCAAGCCGCCAGCTACGGCATCAGCCTGCCGGGCCTGCTCGGTTTCTGAACCTTCCCCTTCACCACCCCCCAGCCCGCCTTGAGCGGGCTTTTTTACGCCATGACCGACGACGACTTCCGCCGCCTTGAGTCCAAAGTGGACAAGCTGACCGATGCCATCCAACGGCTCATTCTGATTGAGGAACGCCAGTCTTCCCAGGGTGAACGCATCGGCAAGTGCGAAGCCTCCATTGCCGTGCACGACACGATGATCCACAAGACCGACCGCAAGGTGGAGCAGTGGATCAACCGCGGCATCGGCGTGTGGGCGGCGGCGGTGCTGCTGTTCACGCTGGTGCAGTTTGGCTCGCGGTGGGTCAAGTGATCGAGGCGCTGTTCTCCTTCCTCGGCGGCTCGGTCTTCCGCATGATTTGGGGCGAGGTCTCGTCCTGGGTCAACAAGAAGCAAGACCACGCCCACGAGATCGAGCGCCTGCGCCTGCAGAGCGAGCTGGACGACCTGGCGCACCAGCGCATGCAGGCCGCGCTCACGCTGCAGCACGAGCTCGGCATCCAGATGGTGGCGGCCAAGGCCGAGGCCGATGTGGCCACCGCCGAAGCAGGGGCCTTTGCCAAGGTGATGGAGTCAGCCTTCAAGCCCACCGGCTGGGCGGTGGTGGACATCTGGAACGGCATCATCCGCCCGTCGGCGGCCACCATCGCCCTGGTGCTGTGGTGCCTGAAGCTCGCCTCGCAGAACTGGAAGATGGACGAGTGGGACGTCACCCTGGCCGGCACCGTGCTGGGGTTCTTCTTCGCTGACCGCTCGCTGGGCAAGCGCAACAAATGAGCGCCGTCCAGACCGCGCGGGGGCTGTGCTTGGTGTTTGAGGGCCTGTACCTCAAGCCCTACCTGTGCCCGGCGGCGGTGCCCACCATCGGCGTGGGCAGCACGTTCTACGAGGACGGCACGCGGGTGAGCCTGAAAGATCCGCCCATCAGCAAGGAGCGCGCCCTGGAGCTGCTGGAGCACGAGCTGCTGCAGTGCCTGCCCAGGGTGCAGCGCCTGTGCCCCGGCCTGGCGGACTGGGGCGAGCAGGCCACGGGGGCGGTGCTGGACTTCGCTTTCAACTGCGGCACGGGCGCCCTAGCGGGCAGCACCCTGCGCAAGCGCATCAACGCCGACGACGTGCCTGGGGCGCGGGCGGAGCTGATGAAGTGGGTACGCGGTGGCGGCCGGGTGCTGCCGGGATTGGTCAAACGTCGAGCCGCTGAGGCGGCGTTGTTGGGCGGCTGAATCCTGGTGTAAACGGCGGTGTAAATACAGGTCAGAAACGCCCCGAAAAAGGTGTTTCCCGACAGTCACTTTCCCTCGTACAGCTAGACCGACACCTGGGTTCACACGGCAGGGGTCGCAGGTTCGAACCCTGCACCGCCCACCAAGGAAATCAACCACTTACAGCGGCCCCTCGGGGCCGTTCGTTTTCCTGGTGTAAGACGTCGGTGTAATTTGTGGCCAGCTCACCGAGCTTTTCCAGGGCCTTGCGCTGCGGTGCGGTCATCACGTGCGCATAGCGCTCGGTGGTCTTGATCGACGTGTGGCCCAGGATCTCGCGCACCACGTGCATCTCCACGCCCAGCTGCAGCATCACCGTGGCGCAGCTGTGCCGCAGGTCATGAAAGTGCACCTCGGGCATGCCCGCGCGCTCACGCGCCCGCCGGAAGCCTGACTTCACCCCTTCGAAGTTGATCTGCAGCGGCAGGTGCGCCAGCCAGGGCCGCAGCGCGGGCACGATGGGCACCTCGCGGTAGCGCAGCGTCTTGGTGTTGCCGGCAGGAATGCGCAGGGTGTCCGCCCCGATGTCCTCGCGTTTGATCTTGCAGACCTCGCCTCGGCGGCACCCGGTGAGCATGGCCACCCAGATGGCCACCCTCACCTGCTCGCTCGCGGAATCGGCCAGCGCCCTCACCTGCTCCATGGACAGGTACACCGTGCGCTGGTTGTTCTCGGGCAGGCGCCGCACCAAGCTGCTGTAGTCCACGGGCGTGCGCCCGCGCTGCCAGGCGGTGCCCAGGGCTTTCTTCAGGGTGCCCAGGCTGCGGTTGATGGTGGCGGCGGCGTAGTGCGGCTGCAGGTCTTCTACGATGGCCTGGGCCACCTCGCGGGTCTGAGAGGCGCGCTTGCCTTCCAGCCAGCGCCCAATGCGCCATGCGTGGTGCTTGGCGGTGTCGGGGCTGCGCAAGGTGCTGGCGTGGCGCTCGGTGTAGTCGGCCAGCAGCTCGGCCAGCAGCGGGTCGCCCGGGATGTGGGGCTGACGGACGGCCTTGGTGTGCAGCGCCCGGATCAGCTCTGCCTCAAGACGCTTGGCATCGCTCGCAGTTGCACCTTCCGGGAGGCGGCGGTGAAGGCGTCGACGGCTGACGCAAGCCTCTGCGTGCCAGCGGCCAGCGTCGTCTTTTCTGATCGGCATGATGATCCGGCTTGTTCCTGGGTCCAGGCGATGACGGCGGCCAGCTCAAAGCGCCGGCGGCGGCCCACCAGCATACTCGGGCAACCGTCCAGCACCATGCGCGCGACGGTGCGCTCGCTGGTGCGCAAATGTGCGGCCAACTCGGCCGGCGTGAGCAAGCTGCGCTCAATGGATGCCATGGTGCGCCTCCGTGGCCCGCACCAGCGCCACACCCTTGTGATCGCGGGCCAGGGCGCGGGCCTTGAGCTCGGCCATGCGCTGCTGGCGGCGGTACAGCGGCTCCCAGCCGTCAGCCTTGAACAGCTCGCCCTGCGACGGTGAGAGCTGCAGGTATCTGTACCAGTTGTTGCCGCGCTCCATCTTTCGCCAGGCGGCGGGCAGTTGCGGGTCATTGAAGGTGGTGCGCATCTCTTCGGCCTTGCGCTGCAGCTCGGCGATCTGCGACTCCAGAGCGGTGAGGTTCATGCGGTCTCCCTTGCTTTTTGTTCCAGCTCAATGAGCAGGTCGATGAAGTGGCGGGCCTTCTCCAGGTCTGCGATGCCGCCCTTGGCGCGCCAGCGGGTGATGTACTTCACGACGCTGCCCTCGATGAACGGCAGGCCGTTGGCGTGGATGTACTGCACGGGCTGGATGGCCAAGCCCTTGTAGTGGGTGCCGGCGACTTGGGTGGCAAGCGCGCTGGTGGTCATGCTTGCCCCTCCGCTTTGGCATCTGATAGCTCCACGGCCCTGGTGTGTGCTTGCTCATGCGTTGCGCTCCTTCAGCTTATCTTCAAGCCATAACACAAGCCCTTCAACGCCGACATGCCGACAGACGTGTCTGGCTTTCTCATGCTCCTCCTCCGTCAGCCCTCGCCACTCGCGGCGGGGTGGGTGGGTGTAAAGAAGCGTCCCAACAGGCAAATCCTTGAGCAGCATTGCTATCTTCATGTCAGGCCTCTGTCCGAGGTATTGCCCGTCCCAAGACAGATGAGCACCCGACACATCCATTGCCACCGTCGCCACCGGCTCTTGCTCCGGCTGCTCCAGCGCGGCCTCAATTTCCTGATTCGCATCTGTCAGGCGTTGCAGCGCATCCTCTGTTAGCGCGGCGCGGAGGGCGGTGATAGTCGGTTGGAGTGCTGGCCAATGTGGAACCCCACTACATGACTCCAACGCCTCCAGCGCCTGCTGGACGGCCTCACGCAACGCGCTCATACCCGCCCGGGCTCGGCCTTTGGTGGCTTGGGTGGCGCGGCGTACTTGATGGGCGGCGTGGGCGCGTCCTGCGTCTGGTACAGGCCGGGAAACGCCTGCTTGCCAAAGGGCCGGGTGCCGTCTTGCAGGATGTTGCGGATGTGGCCCGACTTCACCAGGTTCTGCAGCGCGTAGATGGCGCGCTTGGGCTCTGCAGCAAACTCGGCGCGGATCTCGCTGGAGGTGCGCGGCTGGCGGCAGAACTCAAGCACCCGGGCGGCTCGCTCCATGACGTACCTCATGCCGCCTCCTTCACAAACACGCCGTCCGCGCGCAGGGTGCCGCGTCGGTCCTTGATCTGCTCGTAAGCCGCCTGCAGGCAGCGCGTCAGGTCCACATCGGCCAGCGCCGCGCCGATCACCAGCGTCACCAGCACGTCGCCGTAGGAGTCCACCATCTCGGCGTGGTCGCCGCGGTGCAGCGCCGACAGCAGCTCGCCCAGCTCCTCGTGCGTCTTGATGGCGGACGATGCGGCGGTCTTCCGCCCAGCGCAGCACCTTCATCTCGTACTCGGTCCAGCTCATGCGGCCTCCATCTCCACCCGTGACGGGCAGCGTTCGTCTTCAATCACCCACACCCCCATCCACACTTGGCGTTGTGCCTCGGGGTGCACCGGGCTGTTGCGCTCGTTGCGGGCGCAGGTTTCGCACTCCAGCCGGCAGGGGTTGCCGGCGCAGCGGGCAAAGTCTTGGGCTCGGTAGGGGGTCATTTCGGTCCTCCCACATCTGCCCAGTGCGTCACGCCATCGACGATGCCGCCGCTGGCCGCATCGAACCACGCGCCGGCTTCGTCGTCCCACCAGCCCGAGAACCACTCTCGGGTGTCGCGCCAGCACAGCACGCTGATGTCGGCGTCGGGCTTGGTGGCCGCGGGGGTCCAGTTCAATGTTTCGGTCATTGCATTGCCTCCCAGGCTTGGATGAAATCGATCAGCTCGGCCATCTCGGCCTTGCTCAGCCGGCTGGTGCGCTGGAACACCACATCCACGCCGTGGCCGTCCAGGGCGGGCACCACCACCAACTGCTCGCCGCGGGTGCGCATCCACGCGGCCGTGAGCAGGCGCTTCCAGACCTCGGCCTCCCACTTCCTGCCGGCCCACTCGCGCCGGCTGGCGATGTCGGCCAGGGTGGCATGCAGCAGCGCGTTCTGGCTGTTGTTGCGCCGCTCTTCCTCCACGCTCAGGGTGATGCGCTGGCCCTGCAGCAAGCGGGGCTTGAGCCAGCCCCACAGCCGCTGCAGCGTGACGTGGGCTTATTGCGGGTTGTGCAGGGTGGTAGTGTGGGTCATGCGCCCCCCAGAATCAGGTCAACCTCAGACACCTTGTCTTCGCGGGATTTGGAGCTGCGCACTACCGCGTTCAGCTTGTTGCTGAGCTTGCCGTTGGCCGCGGCCATGATTACGTCGGCCAGGTTGTATTTGCCGTCCAGGGCACAAACCTGCTTGCAAAGGCCCAGGCAGTTCATGCCCAACCCGTTGCGGATCAAGGTGTCCACGCCGTAGGTCCCGATCAAGCGCAGCAGCTCGTCGTACTGGGACTTGTATCTGGATGGCACCTTGCCGCCGCCGCGCGCTACCTGCAGCCAGCCTCGACTTGCCATGGGTAGTGCGGTGTCGTTCACATCACCAAACAGCTCGTCGCGCTCCACGTGCGTCACGATGCAGTTGATGTGCGTGTGGCCCAACACTTGGCAGGCCCGCAAACGACGGTGGCCGTCCACCAAGTCGCGGTCCGTGGTGATGAGCACCGGGTAAGACAGGCCGTGCTTACGGATGGCCTCCACCAGTTTCTGCAACCGTGCGCCATCAGCCGTCCTGGACGACGGGTTGAACGGGGTGAGTCTGATCGTGTGGATCGGGACCTTCAAGACCTTGGTGTCGGTGACTTCGCAGTCCGGGACCAGAGGAATGTTGAGAGCAACGGTCATGCCGCCTCCAGGTTGCGGATGGTTTCGTTCAGCGCGTCCAGCTCATCCAGCTTGCGCACCGCCCACGCTCGCTTCTGGCCGTGCCAGCCCATCACGGGGCCTCGGTGGCAGCTCTCGCACAGGGCCACCGCAGTGAACTGCAGGCCCTGCTTGATGTGGTGCGCCTCGCTCGGGCCCGAGGTGCCGCACACACTGCACGGCAGCTCCTTGACCCGCGCCAGGTGGGCGCGCTCGCGGGGGTTGAGCCGGTTGTGCATGGCAGCTCAGAATGGGATGTCGTCCTCAACCGGCTCTTGCCGGGCCGGGGAGCGGGCCTGCCAGGCCTCGTCCTTGGCCTTGGCGGGCTTGGGCGCGGTCTTCTGTGCGGCCTCAAGCACGGCGGCGTTGAAGGCCTCGCTGCACCACACGTGGTTCCAATACTTGCCCGAGTCCATCTTCTTGGCCGGCCAGGAGATGAACGGGCCGTTCTTGCCCTCCACGATGCGCGCGCCCTTGATGGTGATGAACGGCTCCACGCCTTCCTTGCTGGACAGGGCGACGTTGAACTGGTCGCGGATGTGTTCAATGCTGATCTTCATGCTGCTTCTTTCTCTGGTTGATTGGCCTTGATCAAGGCACGGAGCTTGGATTCGGTCTTGAGCAGCGACCACACAAACACGCGCTGCTCGTTGCTCTCAAAGGTGGCGGGCTCGTACCAGACGCGGATGGCCTCCAGGTCGCGGCCGTTGCGGTGGCAATCGATCATGTAGAGCGCCACCTCCTGCATCTCCATGCGCTCCTGCTCCTGCAGGGCGTCGGCGGCGCCGTCCGTGGCGCTGATGGGGCCGGTTTTTGGCGGCTTGACCTCGGCCTTGGGCTCAGGCTGGTCCTGCTCGGCCGTGCATGGCGATGGCCTTGGCCAAGCAGCGCATCACGGCGGTGTTGACCGCAAAAGCGTCGGGGTTCTTGATGGCCTGGTTGCGGTGGTTCATCACCGGCAGCAAGCAGCACTTGGTGTTGCCCTTGATGGTGACGCTGACCTTGACCATGGCCGATGTGTCGGGCATGACGATGCAGGGCAAGCCGCTGAACTCATGCGCCTGCCAAGTGGCCTGCGCATCCAGCTTCAGCACTTCCGCCCAGGCCCAAGCCCAGGACAGGTACGTCAGGCCGTTCTTGCGTTCGGTGTGATCGTTAACGTTGATCTTGAGCAGCTCGCTCATGGGGTCATCTCCTCAGAAAGGCAGTGGTTTGAACGAATCGCGCAGCACGCCGGCCCACATGCGGGCCACGCGCCAGTCGCGGCGGAGAACGGCGCGCAGCACGGCGCGGGTGAGGTGCACGCGGCTCACAGCAGCAGCCCCAGCACCACGGTGGCCACCACCGCAGCGGCCACCACCATCAGCACCAACAGGCGGTCGGCGCGGTCCACCTCCGACAGCTCGCACGCCTCGGGCGTAGGGCAAGGCAGGCGGCCTTGCTCGCAGGGTCCGTGGCACTTATTCATGCGGCCCACCAGTGCACCAGCGCCAGGGCCAAGCCCAGGCCAATCAGTGAGGCCAGCAGCACGCTGCCCACAGCGTCCATGCGCCGGCTGGTGCGCTCCACGGCATACGCCCACTGCCGGTCGGCGGGGAATGCTTCTTGCAGCGTGCGCGGGTAGCGACGGGTGGTGTCGTTCATGCGGCCTCCAACAGGTCGGCGTACTCGGCGCGCAGCAGGCGGCGCAGCTTGTCGTCGTCGGTCTGGCTGAGCATGAAAGACAGGGCGTCCATCCACTGCGTCTCGCTCAGGTCGAGCTCAAGCTCAACGCTGCGCTGGCGGCCCAGGTGCGGGCCACTGGCGCAGATGCGGGCCTCGTCGGCGTGAATGCGCAGGAAGCTCATGCGGCCTCCGCTTGCAGTTCGGCCAGGTACTCGGCGGCCTCCACGCGGTTGGCGGCGCGGATGGCCGGCACGCGGGCCTCGATGTTGTCGGCGCTGGCCTCGCACATGCGGTCCACCAGCTCAAAGCGCGCGGCGATGAGTTGCTTCTCGGTGCCCGACAGGATCAGCACCCAGAGCTCGTCAATCGTCAGCTCGGTCATGTCCTCTTCGACCCAGCGGGAGCGCACGCGGGTGGTGCTCAGCTCGGGCTGCGCCAGGTTGTCCACAAGCCACAAGCTGGTGGCAAACGTGTCGGTCAGGAACTCGTCGCGGGCCTCGCTGAGCTCGTAGACCGTGGGCTCGTCATCGCGCTCGTCTGGGAGCAGGTTGTCCCAGCGGGCTTGTGCGGATCTGAAGGCTGCGTCCATCTGTCTCTCCCGCGCCGCACCGTGCAGCGCATGGAGAGAATTCTCACAAATGTGAGATGACATGTCAACACGAACGTGAGTATTTTGGTAGGTGATTACCCGTAAACGCAAAAAAGCCCGCTCACGGCGGGCTTGGCGATCAAGAAGAGGTTTCGGTCAGGCCCAGCGGCCCGCCACTGCGGTCAGCACCGCCACCACGCTCAGGTTGTCGTCCTTGGAGTCCATGGGCCGGTAGGCCTCATTGACCGCGTGCGCTTCCCAGTGGCCAGGGCGCTTCTCGCGGAACTGGCGGAAGAAGTGGTGCCCCAAGCTGTCGCGCACCAGCACGCCGTCACCAGGCCGCGGCTCCAGGCCGCGCGTGAATTCCACGATGGTGCCCTGCGGCACCTTGGGCGCCATAGAGGTATCTGGCGCAGAGAGTTTGAACACAGTTGGCAGAGGGTCTACGCCCATCAGTTGCTCCCAATCGATCTGGGGAACAACTGTAATTGCATCCAGTATCACTGGATGAGCTACTGGTGAAACTCCTGATGCCACTGTGACCGGCGCCGACTCTTTGCCCTCTTCCAGCCACTCAGGTGTGACGCCCAGCGCGCGGGCGATTCCCAGCAGGTTGCGAGGCTTTTCGCGGGTGCCGGCTTCCAGGTTGCCGATGGTTCCAGCGGCCACGCCGGCCCGCTTGGCAAGCTCCACCTGGCTGAGGTTAAGGCGCAGGCGGGCTAGTTTGAGACGTTCGCTGATTGAAGACACAACCGGCATTGTTCCCGAGGCTTGCATCCCGTTCGTGAGCGTGGCACACTCACCGTCGTGAGTAAAACAAACCCCGACGTCATCGAAAAGGCCGCGCTGGCTGCTGGCGGCGTGTCCGCCCTGGCCAGCGCCATTGGTGTTTCGGCGCATGCGCCCTACATGTGGCGCTCCAGGCGCAGTGTGCCAGCCGAGTATTGCCCGGCTATTGAGCGCGCCACCAAGGGCGTGGTGCGTTGCGAGGACCTTCGCCCGGATGTGGCTTGGTCGGTGGTGCGCGAGGCCGCTTGATGCGTCCATTTGCTGTCTCACTCCTGAGCGTCTTGGCGCTCTTAGCCCCTTGTAGGAGTTTTCCTACAGGGGGTGTTTTTTGTTTGATGGCATCTAGGCGCATCCGACTGACTCCGACCGACTCCGAGCGCAGTCCGACTGGTTCCGTTGACGGCGGAGCCTGGGCTCTTTGAGCATGCAGGTTCAACGATTGGTAGCGAACATGAACAGCATAGGTGTCCTGCCACGGCCCAAAAGTGA